AGGGTCCAGTAATTAATGGTGGTGTTGTAGAAGGTGTTGATTCACTATTTGCTGGATAATCTCTAAAGAATAAAGTTATTTTTGCATTACCTTCTAAGCTTTTAAAGTCCGGAATAAATCTTTTAACACGCATAATTAACTGACCATCTCCACCTAAACCTTGTTCTGATATGTCATAGTCTCCAGATTTAATATAAGCAGCTATTGCTGTTGAATTACCATTTGCATCTACTTCATTAACACCTGTTTCTTGTGCCCAGTACTTAGATGAACCATAAGTATTAGTTACACCATTAATAGTAGGAAATGTTGGTGTACCATTTGTGATATATTGTGTTGCGTAAGGTAAATCAAAAGTAACTGCATCATTATAAGTTGTCCTAGCTAAAGATCCAACTGACCAAGTATTTTCAACAAAGTTATAAACTACGTTTCTATCTAATTGAGTTGATCCTGCTTTTGCATAAAACCAACCGACTTCATTAAATAATGAATTGTGATATGCATAAGTTATTTGACTTGCATCATAATTAATTCCTAAATTATCTCCGTCATTTGTAAATACAAAATCTTCAACTAATGATGGTAATTGTTTTACCGTTCCATCAAATGCAAAAAAACCACCACCAAAGCCCATCCAAAATACAGCACCCTGTGCAAACACCATTGCATGTTGACCAATACATCCGCAGTTTGTACCAACTTGTCTTATTGAGAATGTAAATGGAGGACCAACAAACTGAATTGTATATGCTGCTTGATCTGTAAGAACTAATATATAATCTTTACCTTGTACAGCTCCTATAATCTCGTTTCCAGTATCTAGTCTAAAAGTTCCCGCAGTGTTTGTAACTGTTGGATTCCAAGTATTAATATCTTCTTGATTTGAAAATCTTATAAGCATTGGATCTTGAGTAGATGAATCTCCAATTGCAGTTTCTGTTCCAAATAAAAATAAATGTCTATCTCTATCTGATACAACAGAACAAATTGAAGTTGTTGGAGCATTAGCAACTATCGTAGCTCTTACACTTAATCTTGCCGCAGCAGATGGATCCCAAGTATAAGTTGATCCATTCTTAACTGTAGCAACTAGAATCTGTCCATAGTTATCAAGTGACCAAGAACCTGGTGCAAGTGTAACACCTGCAGTATTTGATTCTTCTCCCCAATCAACCCAGCTTGTTGCATTAGTTACTACCGCATTATCTAAATGAGATGCAGCTGTTGATCCGTTTGCTCCTCTAACACAACCTGTAAAAGTAGTTGGAGTTACTCCAGTGTAAGTAATTAATTCTGAATCAATATCTATTCTTCCCGTAGCTGGAAATCCTGTTGTTGAATCAACTGTAATTGTTGTGGCTGAATTATTCAATGCTCCATTTAATAAAGTTGTAATTGAAGTTGGAATTGTTCCACCCCAATATCCTGTACCGTAACCAAATGCAGGAGTTTGAAACGTAGGCCCTATTTCAATATAAGGAGTTGTTGTTAAAGATCCACCTGCAGTAACACCAGTGCCTGTCTCGTTTGATGGCATTGTAACTGTAAAAGTTCCTGATGTTGGAACTGTTTTAACTTCAAAAGTATTGGTTGTAAAATCTGCTGATGTATAACTTGTAGTAGGTGCTCCTGGAGTTGTCACAGATGTAAATATAATATAATCTCCAACCTCTAAACCGTGTGATGTTTTATTAATTGTAACTGTTGCTGAACCAGTTGTAGATGTATAAGTGCAAGATGTTAAAGCTGTTCCAAGTGGTGTAATATCAAAAAAATCTTGTTCGTAATAAATTGCTAATATTTTAGAAGTACCTATTGCTGCATATTTTTTACCATCTAGTGCTGTCCATGTATGCTGGTCGCGCGCGGGACCTGCCAAGGTGCTAGCAACGAGTTGCTGGAATCCACCTATTTTTTGTGGTTCACCATACCTAAATCTAATATTATCACCATCAATCCATTGCCCTTCGGCTCCGGTTGCAGTTTGTTGTTTATTAAATCCTGGCTTAAATTGTATCTTCTGTAAAGGCATAAGCCTTCCTTTATATAGATTATATTAGTAAATGCACTACTTTTTTAAATATAATCAAAAGTAATTGTTTGAATAAAATTTAAATAAGAATTTTTGTTATTTTTTATATAGTACGATTGTGATGCTGGAAACATAATGAATTTGTCATTTTCTAACAAAAAATTAAAAATCTTATCTTTTCTCCTATTATCATCATAATAAATCATTACTTCACAAGTTTTAGGATCTAATTCTACTCCATATAATAAAACAAAATCAGGTGAGTTGTTTAAATCATTATGATTAACTTCTATTTTTGGTTTAGATATTTCATTTTTTTCATAAAAATTACCATAGGTTTTTTTAGGAATTAATGTTATTTTGTGTTCAACTTTTATAAAATCTGTAATATAAGTTTTTAATTTATCCCATGTTACTGAAAAAGGATAATTAATATTTTCATAATAACTTGATAGTGTAATATTTTTTACTAACTCATCTTTTTCAATTTCAAAACCTTCTGGCATTTTAACTGTTCCATAATATATAGCTATTTCAGATAATGTTTCTTTTTTTATCATTTTTTAAAAAAGGCAGGTAATCCTAAATGTATTCTTTTATCAAAAATATTTTCTTCTGAACCAGCTGTTGCAATATTATTATAGTGTAAAAATACCTGTGCACAATCTTCTCCTTCAAATGGATCTCTCCAATGTTCTAATTCATTTCCACGATAAACTAACATATCCCCTGGTTTTAAAATTATTTTAATTCCTTTTCTACCTTCTGATCCAGATGGTTCTAAATAAATAGGCCAAGGATCTCCTCCTAAATTAAGTGTAGTAGATATTTCACAACTAAATCTATCTTTATGACGTTTTAAAATATCTCCTTTTTTATAAATTCTAGCGTAAGAATAATTTTCATTTAGTTTTAATTTAGTATATTTTTCCATCACTGGTTTTAATTTTAACAATAATGTTTCCATTACAATGTCCGCATAATGAGAATAAGTATTAGGAACCTGTTCGTCATTCCAAACTCCAAAACTTGTTTCAAAAGGAGACATATATTTTGAACTAAATAATGTCTGTGCCACCTGTCTTTTCATTAAAAAATAATTATAAATAAATAAAGCGAGTTGATTAGAAATCGCTTTTTCAATAATTATATATTTTCTTTTTTTAAAATTCATATTATAGCTTTCATAATAATTCTTAATAAGAATATTTTTTAATTAAATTTTTTAAAAATTTATGCTGTATATTATTAAAAGTCAAGTTAAATGAAATAATTGTTTTTCTTGTATCTTCTTTTAATAAAGGTGCTCTATGAATTACAAAACTTGGAAACATAATAATATCCCCTTCTTTTATTTTAATTTTTATTAATTTATTAGTAATTGGATCTATTAATTGAGTTGCAGGACATTTTTCATCAAATTCAACATAATAAACACCCGTATAATTTTCTCCATGAACATGCCAACTATGTATGTCAGTTTTATTATATTGTTGAAACCATAAAGCGTTTATAACTACATCTAATAAATTTATTTTCTTTATTTGATTTTTAAAATGATTTATTAAATCACTTATTATATATTTAACCCATTTTCTTTCCCAATTGGTTTTATCATACCAATCTAACCTAGAAATTTTATCACTGTAATAATTATCAATACTTTTTAATGTTTCAGAATTTGTTTCCTTTAATAAATTTAATAAATTTTTTTTAATTTTATGATGTTTATTAAATTTACCTATTAAAATTGGAAAATTTCCTTTTAAAACCATATTTAGCTTTTTTTTAAATTTCTCACTGTATTAGTAATTATTTTTCTAACAGCTTGTAAATTAAAATGAATAAATCTAAATGGTTCTATACCATCATCAACTATATATTGATGTTCCATATAAGCTGGAAAAAATATCATTGTACCTGGTTTTGGTTTGAAATGAATCATACTTGATCCTAAAGTAATATCTTGTTCATTTTTTAATGGTAATTGTGTCATTAATTTTGCAGGTCTTGGATCATGAAATACAGGTAAAGATGTTTTATCTGAACACTTTAAAAAATAAAATCCTGATATGTGATTATCATAGTGTATATGACCTTCGTGATGTCCACCTCCTTTTTCTGCAAATTCCTGTACCCATAATTCAGTCCAAAATAATTCATAATTAGTTAAATCATAACCCATATTATCTAAAATATTCCAAGATGTTGAACCTATATATTCTTGTAATTCTTTTAAAGCAGGGTCCTCTATAAGAGATCCAGAATGATGACTCATTCCATGGTCTCCTATTTTTTTACCTAATTTCTTTTCTCGTTCTTTAATTGCTTTAATATTATTTTTTTTAACTTCTTTAATATATTTATCACAAATTTTATTAGTATCATCTACCCATTCTGGTATTTCAATAGAATAAATTGGTGAACTAAAATAAATTGATGAAGCTAATTGATCTGTTTTTGTCATATTATTTAAAGGGGTATCCCAGGTTCCAAATTACAAGAGAGTTACGAACTCCTTCTTTTACAGGACAAACTCTATGCCATACAAAACTAGGAAATACTACTATAGAACCTCTTGTAAGTATTTCAGTACATTTTCGTATGTTATCTTTATTTTTTTTTTCTGGATTATTAAAATTAAATTCTAATTCTCCACCTTTGTAATTTTGAGGATCGGATAAAGAACAAGTTACAGATAATTTTCTAATTTTTCCGTTAGTATTAGAATCATTTGGATTATTATAAGGTACCTCCCAAGAATCACAATGCCAGCCATAGTATTGTCCTGGTGAGTATTTTGTAAATTGACAAGGTTCAGAAAAATTCCAATCAAAATTCCAACCAGCATTTTTATTTGCAATTTTTACATAAGGAAGTATTTCTTTATATATCCATTCATCTGACATCCAAACAATATTAGAATTTCTTTTTTTCTTAAGTTCTTTTAGTTCTTTTTTATTAAGATCTTTTTTTTCAAACCCACCTGTCTTTGCTAATTGTTCTTGATGTTTTTTTCCATATTCAATAACTTCATCACAAAATTTATGTGATAAAACACCTTTGAAAGACCAGTAATAATTATTTAAATTCATTTCTATTTACTAGAAATGAGTAACATTTTTTTTAAATATTGTCTAGAGCTGGTTAATAAGGACTTATTTCCCACGATTGAGTATTTTCATTCCAACGATAAAATACTTTTGGATCATCATTTTGAGGTCTATCTCCTATTGGAGATTGCCATCTAGCTTCTTGTATATTTAAATTCCAAGACGAATAAGGTTTTTGTGGGTAAAATATTTGATTAATAGAATCCCAGATATAACCTATTCCAGCATAATTTCCTCTAAAAGGTGTTCCATTTAATTTATGAATATTATTATGAGTATTATAAGAAGTTTGAATCCAAAGATGTGCTGGCCAATTGTTATGTTTTTCAAGATATTGTTGACCAATTAATTCAGAGGAAATTCCATTTCCATCTATCATATCTTTATTATCAAGCGTCAATACTTGTAAAACAATATTATCTTCAGAAATTTTTGCAAAATGTGCCATTATTTAAATTTATATCTAATAACAACTATACCAGATCCTCCGTTACCACCTACAACAGGAGGTCCAGATGGGTTATTTCCTCCGCCCCCTCCTCCTCCTAAATTATCTGTTCCATTTGTTCCTGGATTTCCTGGAGGAGCAGATCCTCCTGGTCCCCCGCCACCAGATCCACCAGTTCCACCAGTAGTACCACATCCTGCACCAGCTCCACCTCCACCTGCATAGATAGAAGTTGGTGCAGGATTTCCTGAAATTAAATTAGTTGTACCATTTCCACCTGGTCCTGAACTTGGACTTGCAAATCCTGGAGTTCCAGCTGTAGAAGAACCTCCTCCACCTGCGGAATTATAAACTCCAGGAGGCCCATTTGGATGACTTGTAGATCCAGATGGATTTCCTTGAGGTGGACTTACTGGAGGTGTATTACCATCTCGTGCTGCGTGAGTACTTCCACAACCTGAACCAGAAGGTCCGCCACCTGATCCACCAGCACTAGAATTTGTATTAGATCCTCCACCACCTGAACCGTGTCCTCCACCTGCAGATGTAATCGTTGAAAAAATAGAATTATTACCATTTACAGCTTCATTTCCACCACAACCACAATTTGTACCTCTCGCTCCTCCTCCACCTACTGTAATAGGATATGATGTTGATGTAATAGGTGTTCCACATGCAGTTGGAAAATTAGTACGGTATCCTCCAGCTCCTCCACCGCCACCTTGTCTACCACCTCCACCACCACCACCTGCTACTACTAAATATTCAACTTTTGATGTGGGTTGAGATTTACTAACTACTAAACTTCCAGGCCCTGTAAATGTATGAATTTTAAAATTTCCACACGTAGTAACTGTCCCACCAGTAGCACAAATTAAAATTGATGGTCCTCCAGTAAATCCAAATCCTTTTGCTGAGGCTCCTCCGCGTGTTGAGTTTAAAGGCATTCTTTCTTCTCCTTATTTAAATTGCGTTTGTGCTGCTAATACTGTGTATGTTGATGCTGCTGTCTTAAGAGCTGTGTAAGTGTAGACATCATTAGATGAAGCGTTTCCAGCTGTTGGAGCTGATCCACCTTGATAAACAACTGTAACGTTTGTAGATGTGCCATCAACTAAAACAGATGTATTGTAATATGTAGTGTTGCCTTGTTTTGTGATTAATGCAACCGTTGCAGATTCACCGGTATTTAAAGCCGCGTTTAATGCAGTTGAAGCATTTCCTCTTAAATTAACTGTAAAGTTTGCACCTAAGTCAACGTTTTGAAAATAAACAGCTTGAGTAAGTACGTCGTATGTAAATGATGTTATAAAAGTTGTAGATATTGTTGCAGCTTCAAAAATACCAAATACTTTTGACTCACCATTTAATGTAATTCTTCCAAGATCACCTTTTGGAGTTAAAGTTAATCCAACGTTTGTATCTCCACCTGTTGCAGAAATAACTGGACTTGATCCAGCTGCAGCATTTGCTATTGTAATTTCATTTGTAGCTGATGCAGTTGTTGAAAATTTAATTTGTTCGTTAGCATTTTCATCTATGATTCCATATGTACTTGCAACTATAATATTTTTTGCATTTGTACTTAAGTTTGCTGCTAGTGTTGGAGTGAAATCATTAGATAGTTCTCCGATATTAGAGTCTACGACATCTGTTCCATTTAAATATAGAATTTTTGTTGATTTGTCTGTTGCAGAAAAAGTAAAACCTGTTTGACCTTCAACTTTTACTGTAACAGTAAAAGCACCTACTGTGCTATTTCTAATTATGTAAACTTTATTTTTAACGCCTGATGCAGTAGTTATAGTTA